TCCGCCGCGTCGGGACCGCGAGGGTTCCAAGCGATGTCTTTCAGGTCGGTGAAGATGTTCTCGCCGACATCATCCAAAACCGGCCCGGTGATGATGCGGTAAGCCCTGGCGAGTTCCTCGCGGATGAGCTTTCTAATCTCAATATTTGCTGCATCTTCGGTGTTCATGCGAAGTCCTCGTGCCGATTCGATGCGATCAAAGCGTCGGTCTCGACCAACATGATCCGCGGTCCGCCGTAGCGCGCCTCGAATGCTTTCTTGTTCAGCGCCTTCGACGGTCCATAGATTCGCTCCATCTGGCTCGCGGTGAAGCCGAGCAGTTGCTGGCCCCTATGGTGATGACCGCATAGAGGAATCGTCGCCATGTGGCCACCAGACAGCACGCGCGAGCCTTTGTCGACGAGATGATCCGCTTCCGTCGGGAACGGCTGCGTCAGCGTCTTGCCAGCCTTCGCGAGCTGCTCGATCTCGAAGGCGCAGGCTAGGCAAGGCAAATTGTGTAACGCCGTGAGGCGCTCTTGTTCAGCCTTCGTCGGCTTCTTGGTTGAGTGATTAAGCGGCATAACGCTCCACCTCGTAACGCAAATCCCTTTCATCCACGCCCTCGAGAAAGTTCTCCACGCACACTCGCATCACTCGACCGAAGAGGTTGTCGAACTCGAATTCATCCAGCGTCGAATAGTCGATGCTGCGGATCTCGAAATGAACCTCGCCATCCAAGGTAATGATCTCGTCAACGTGCCCGGCGGCCAGTTCCACGGCTTTGCGGAACATGGGGAAGTTCGTGTAGCGCTCCTGGTTCTCGAACACCATGTTTAGAAGGGCAAAATACTTCTTGTGGTTCGTGTAGTCGCGCGGCTTCGTCACCTTGCATCGCAGAACCTCGCCGACCTTCCAGCGCTTCATGACTTGCATGGCTTCCTCATCGGCGCCAGCGAGACCGGTCAGGGTCTTTTTGAGGAAGATATCCATTACGCCCGCGCCTCCAACCGCTTCCACCCACGATAGAACCGATCTGCCTCAAGCCGCACCTGCCTGCCTTTTGGCGTCGCGCGGTACTGCCGGCGCCAGGCGTTATCCTTGAGCCTGAACTCGGCCGTGGATCGACGCTGACGCTGTACAGCGAGCCGCCGATCTCGTGCCAGGTAGTAGTTGCGCAGGTTCCGCGCACGCGTACACAGGATGCATTCGTGTTGCCGGCCATCCCTGCTTCTAGTGCGCTTATGGAACAGGCGCAGGTCCTTCTCCGTGTTGCACGTGCGGCAGACTTTACGGGCGCTGCGCTTGTCGATCATGCTGCCGCCAACTTCTTGAGCTGTTCGCTGTCAAATCTCATCGAGAGAATCCATTCAATAACCCGAGATGCCGGCGCGTTGTAATGGATGGCCAGCACGTCAATCATCTCGGCGTCATCGGGACGAACGAGCGCGGCGATACGGGCCTGTTCCGTGCGCTTAGCTTCCTCTTCTGCTTTTGCCTTGCGCTCGGCAGCCTGGGCCTTGTCGAATTCAGCACGTTCTGCGGCAATGCGCTCAGCCTCGATTCGGTTAGCCTCGGCGATGCGGGTATTCTCGGCGTCGACTACCGCCTGTCGTTCACGAGCCTGCTTTGCCTCTTCCTCTCGCTGTAGCCGCAGCTGCTCGTTGTGGCGGGCCGTCTCAACGTCGCGGGCAACCTTGGCAACCCTGGCTTCCTCGTCGAGCCTGGCGCGCTCTACGGCAGCCACGCGGGCTTGTTCCTCGCGTTCGGCCTTCAGTGCCTCCTGCGCGACGCGTTCGCGTTCCTGCTGCTCGGCGCGGAGCTTCGCCAGTTCGGCACGCTCAGCCTTGACTCGTTCGGCCTCCGCGACTCGTTCAACCGCCGCCGCATGCAGCGCCTGGAGCCGGGCAATGCCGGCGGCTTTTGCCGCGTCAGCGCGCTCGCGGTATTCCTCGAAAGAATCGTCTACGGCAATGCCTTCCAGATCGCTGAGATGCTCTGCCAGCAACTCAGGATCGGAGAGGGACGTTAGGGACTGGCAGCCCTTCAGTTCGTCCACGCGCTCCTGCAGGTCCTCGACGCGCTTCAGTTCGGCGGCGATTTTTGCTTGCTTTTCATTCTCGCGTTCGTCGTCCCATTTCTGCCGCAGATCGAACAGACGGCCCTCTTCTGGCTCAATGATGGCGCACAGCCGGCCAGCCTCGGCGATGACGGCTTTCGCGAACTTGGTAGCGTCGACGCGCGCAACCTCTCCGGCCTTCTCGATGGCGATCCGCTGATTCTTGATCGTCATCAACGCGCCGTGGACTTGGGCGCGATCCTCTGGGCTCACGATGACGACAAGGTCTGTCGTCTTCTTCGCAAGCTCGGTCAGCTGCTGTTCAATCTCGGCGGGCAAGCCGATGGCGGTACGGGCGCGCTCGACGACGGTGAGTGCCTTTGTGCTCATGCGGCCCTCTTCAGGTTCGATAGTTCTTTGACTTCGACGGCGACTTCAGCGAGGAATTTTTGAGCCTCAGCCTCAAGTGTCTTGTGATACACAGGATCAGCGTGAACGCGCACGATGTGCATCTGCAGATGCTCCGGGAAGTCCGGATGCCAGAAGCACAGGTCGCACCATTCGCGCTCCGCGCAAAGCAGCTGCGTTTGTACCTGCGGGAGATACTTCCCGATGGAACTGGTCCGCAGCACGGCAATATGATTTGCCGCGTTGAGGCACTTGATCTCCTGCAATCCAGTCAGATCGATAAGCCCGTCCGGCGACGCGCCAAACATAGGAATACGCGGGTGATCTATGAACTCAGCCGGCATGACGATGGCGCCCGTTTGCGCCTCGTATGCAGCCCTGGCCAGCGGCTCAAGTTCCGTACCGCGCCGCATGTCAGAGGATTCCCAAGACTCCACGCGCTTGCCGGTGAGACGCTCGCATACCAGTTGCGCGAGAAGATTCACACGTGACGCGGCGGGGCCGCTCTTCGTGGTCGCGAGCATGTCGCCCATTTTGGAGGCGGTCAGCTTACCCAGGCGTCGCGCAAACCATGCCTCACTGCCCTGCTCTATTTCTTCCGTCATGACGGCACCTGTATCTTGCCTGCCTTGCGCTTCGTAGTCGTCCACCACAGTTCGTCTACCTTGATGACGTGGCGACGGAACGCGTCAGTCGATTTCTTCCACGACTCCTGCAGCTTTGCGAGACCTTCGTCAGCAAGCGCCGTCATATCGGCCTTCCAGTTCTCGTAGCCTTCCGGAGCGACGACTGCTGGCTGCTTCTTGCCAGCGCCATTGCCGTCGTCATCCTCGCATGCTGATCGCGCCACGACGCCGGTGATCGCCTGGAACGTCGCGCCTTCCAGATAGGTCAGCGTCGACTTGATGCCCTGCAATGGGTTCTTCGTGCCGGACGTGTCAGGCGGGCCGATCAACGAGACTTCCTCGCTGTGCCCGTCGACGTGGGTTACGACGCAGGTAATCCGAATGCCATCAGCGGACTGATGCGGGCGCCAGTTGGCGTTCAGGTCGTATTCGCCAAGCACGCGGTTCGTCGTGTTGACGAGGTTCGCCAGCGACGAATAGTCGGAGCCGTACTGCTTGTTCAGCAGATCCTTCACGACGTCAGGCATATTCTTTTTGAACTTGGCGAACGCTGCGACATAGGAACGCCTGGCTTGAGCTGCCTGCCATCGCTCGGCCAGTTCCATCAGCTTTTCCAGCTTCACCAAATCCATGTTCGGCGTGCGCTGGATAGCACCTAGCAGGATGTCTACCGGCGACGTTGCCAGCGCTGTCGTTTCCTGCGGCTCATCGTCCATCACGACTGCTGCGCGGCGGTCAGTGACCTTCATCGGTTCTGAGTTCATCATTCCTCCAATTAATCCGCTTGGCGCTTCAACATCGCCGGCAGCCTCGCCTCACGCTGAGCCGCCTCAATCTTGCGTCTCGCTACGTTCACGCGCGGTCGAATCAGCGCATGCGTGGGTGCGTCGTACTTTGACCAGTTGCGCGCGGGCATCGACAGATCACTGACTAGCCACGCTTCTGACCGCTGGAATAGGCGCATAAACCCGGCCCGTAAGGTGGCGCGTGGCGCATTCGGCTTGAGCTTGCGCGTCAGCACCGATGGAATGAAGAGCGCGGGGGCGATTCGAAAGTTCATGTCGTCACCTTCGTCGGTCGCCACACGACCATGTCCCATGTAGTGAGCTGCTGATCTTCACGTGCTGGCGGGCGCTTCTTGCGAAGGTCGCTCGCCTCGCACATGATGTATTGGCCGTAGAATCCAATCTTGTCGGTTTCGTATGACGCCTCGCCGGGATAAAAGTCCATGTCGATCCGAGTGATCGTGACTTCGTCACCGATCTTTCCGGCTTGGCCGTTCGTTGCGAGGATTGCAACTTCGCCTACGCTGAATTGTTGGTTCACATCGTTCTCCTACCAGCCCATATCGCGGTCGAGCCGCTCGTGCACTTCCTCGCGCTCCTGCTCCATCATTCCGCGCACTTCGCGATTGCAATCCGGCTTGCCGCACGACTCTGGCATGCGGTAGCCATACAGCCCGGCCGGGCCGATTTCATCGCCGCAGTAGGCGCAGTGCTGCATCTTTGGCTGATTCATGGCGAAACCTCTGTATCCGGCGTTTTGCGCCACTTGTCGCACACATCGCACGACTGATAGTCACGCGACTGTGGATCGCGATGGCGAGTGACAAAATCCCACTTGTGCTGCTCGCCGTTCAGTTCGCAATCTGGCTTGACGACGTGACTTACGCTGAAATTCTGATGCAGCCAGAACTTCTTCTCGCACTCGCTGCATTCCTGCTCGCGGGTGTCTTCCGAGTAGTCCTCAGACTCAGGCTGATACGAGTGCTTGCAGTAGGGGCAGATAACCAAGCCGTCATCGGACGCTGACCTGAACTGCGCTTCGTGGAATTCGCTTCTCATCTCACTCTCCCGTCAGTTCCCGCGCCCGCAGCCTGATGTGCTCCGGCACGCGCGTATCGCTGCCGACCATGCGCACGAAGGCTTCTAGGTTGCGAATGATGGTCGATTGGTTTCGCATCGTTGATACATTCACTGAGTCTTGCCACTCAGCGAGCTTTGCCATTTGGGCGTCGGAGAATTGGACGATGTTGGTCATAGTCATCATCCTTGCCATTGCATTCCGATCAGCTTCCAGTACGAGAGTCGCGCGATACGATCCGCTTCATCGTGCGAGAAGCGGTAGCCGTTCACGCGTAACAAGTGCCGCTTGAATCGGCCGAATGTGCGGTACTGGGCTGGTATTCGACGAATGCGCATCACTGTTTCTCCACCGCCTTCAACTCCAGCCCCTCGAAATACCCCTCAACCGCATCCTGAATCACCTGCGCCAAGTCATCGGCATTCGAGTCCGCGTGCTCGTCGTCGAGCAGGAAGTAGACGGCGAGGTCTAGGGCGCGCGGGTCGAAGCTGTAGTTGGTGCGGGTGACTGGTTTGCGTTCTGCGTTCATAGAGATGTTCCTGAATTCACTTCAGCTCTATGCCGGCTTCGCGCAGGTGATCCACTTCTCCATTCGGGTTGTGGTTGCCGCTTTCGTCACCGTCTAGAGCCGTCATCCATATCGATGCGCGCGTACTTGCCTTCGCATTCCTGTAAGTCGCAGACGCTATCCAATGCTTCCAGGCAAGCTTCCTGGTTGATCTTTGACCGTTGATGTAAAAGTGCATGGCGTTCTATCCGTCCGAATATCACTCGCCGTAAATGTCGCGACGCATGTCTGCAGCCGCTTCGCGCATCTGATCCTTCGTGAGACGCCAATCTCCGTATCTCGCGTGTTCCGGGTAGCGACCACGTACGTGATTCAGGATCACCCTGCAGGTTGGGCAGTTGACCAGTTCTTTTGGCTTCGTCAGGCGTCCGCCGGTCTCGCCGCAAAGCGTTTCCTTCGAGTCGTCCAGTTTCGATGCGTGTCGAGTTGTCATGGAGGTTCTGTCCTGTCATTCCCATCTCAGTTACCGAATCGCCCACCACCAAAGTTCTTCCTCGGTCATCGGTTCGGCGAAAGACGGTTGTTCGATACCGCCAAACGCTGGCACTAATTTTCTCCAGCCGCCAACACAGTTAACGATTGCGTCTCGGAAGCCCAACTGTTCAACCGGCATTTCCGTCGCACTGAAGCGAAGCGTTTCCTGAGTACCAGGCCAGCCGTTAAGGGATGCGCTTCTGCAACCCATCACTTCGATTCCTATGCCGTCTCTCCGAGCTGTCACACAACTTCCCGAGGCTCGCTTGCCATGTGTCGGCTCCGCATTCCTGCTCGGTCCAGGCGGTTCGAGTGCTGGGCTCGTCCCGAAGGTCGTTTTAGGCTTGCGCCAAGGGGTTCCCCTCCTGAAGTGACCAGCGACCTGAATACTCATCAAATTTCCCCGTAGCAACGAGAACCCACTTCCCGTGCCTCAACCTCGTCCCATCTCTCATCGCTCTCAACATCGTTCATGTCGGCGTCGAGCCAGTCGTAGAATTCCTCATCGGTCATCGGCTCGGTGTCTACCTGCGGCACACTTGCGTACTTGCGCGGCTGGCTGAAGACGGCGACGAGTTCACGCATTGTGTGGTCGGCGAGGCACATGTCATGCTCCGATTGCCTTTGCAATGGCGGCGTCCAACGCATCGACATCGGCAAGCGAGACGTGATCAGTGATGACGGCGCGAAGACGCATGCAAGCAGCGAGCAAATCTGGCGCGGCCTGCTTCAGCCTGAATTCATTCGCCGCCTTTCTCTTGCTGCTGGAACTCCATTCGCCACCCGTCTCCAACACTGCATCGCGACAGAGCGTGGCAATCTCTTGATTCTCACCAGCGATGGAGTAGATAGCCGTCAGCGCGCCGTGCAATGATTCAATGAATCGCACGTCCTCCGCGTGGATGTCCTCGCAGTAGTCACTTGCTACTGAGTCGGTCGCGCATTGCCTTGTGTGCTTCACGCCGCCCTCCGCTCAGCCCGCACCACTTCCGCGCGACATTCTTTCCACAGCCCCGCCGCACCCGCGTAAGTTTTGAAGCTCGCCATGGCCTGCGAGTCGGCGTAGAGGACGAACAGGCGGCGGGAGAAATCGAGGCGAATTGTGATCATGACGCACACGCAGTTCGAGCTTCGATGTAGGTGCGCTTGATGGCATCGTGTTGCGCGTAGCTGATGTAACTCATCCCCTGCCAGTTGCCGCCCTGTAAGGCGACGGGGAAGCGACGCTTGGACTTGCGAACCACGCGTTCGCCATCCGGTGTGATGAACATCGCGCCTTGCCCGTGATAGCGGCCGGGGCCGGACTTCGTGTGGGATCGGGAGCTGCGCTTGCTGGCCATTTGTCTATGTCCCGGTTGAGCTGGGGGGGTTAGGCGGCGCGCTGTGCAGCGATCAAGCAATCGCGATGGCCGAACGAGGTGCTGCAGTCGCGGTAGCTGTCTCGCGCTGGATCGGTCTCCTGACTGTCGAGGCTCACGAGCCAAGGCACGGCTTTCAGCTCTACCTGGATGAACACCTCAGTCGCGTGCTTGTCGCAGACTTCGCAGTTGCCGAACTTCCGCGATGAGTGGCGGGTGCTTCGAAGGCGGTAGGCGTACATCTCGTCTCTCTCCATCCGGGTGAGGCGGCGCCTCGATGGGTCTATAGAACCATAGTTAAAACCACAATGCAACTGTAGTTGATAAGAAAGTTAAAAAAAGGCCCGCACATGGCGGGCGTCTTTTCGTAAGTCGCGACGGATCAGGGTTTTGAGGCCCGTTTCTTTGACGTGGCCCCGGCGCTACCGAGCGCGTCGATTGCCTGGGACAGTGCCGAAAGCGGCTCGCGCAGATCTCGCAAGATGGCAATGATTTGATCGGTTTGCCGCTCTTCCTCGGCCGCTTCACGATCCTTTGGAAGCCGGCCGGTCCGCAGCCATTCCTCCCGTACCCCGAGTGCGCGCGATGCTGCAGCGAAGGTCGCTGCCTTCAATGTCACGGTTCGACCGTCGAGCCATTTACTCACCGCAGCCGGCGACACTTTGCAGGCCCTGGCCAGCTCGGAAGCATTCACCTCCGTGCCCATCGCGTCCTTAAGTCTTTCAGCCAAGGTTGTCATTTGAACCGAAGTTAACATGCCCCTGACAGACTGAAGTTGCAATGCGACTTCAACTGTAGTTAACTGCGGTCTATGCTCAAAAAGGACGTTATCGATCACTTCAAAAAGCCTTCGTACGTCGCGCGGGCGCTGAACATCAGTCCCGCCGCTGTTTTCAAGTGGGGCGAGATTGTTCCGTACTTCAGCGCTGAGGCTATCGAGCGGCTCACTGGCGGGGCTTTGAAGATCAGGCACGAGATGTATGTGCGCGGGCGCCCGGTGCCGACCGAAACGCTCTCCAAGTCGGCCTGAGCTGCTCATAGTTTTTATGCCGTTCCCTGTTGACCTCACAACCGGCAGAAAGCATGCCCACCATCGCACGTGAACAACCAGTGAAATACGGCAAATTCATAGGGTGGAAAGACGCAGTAGACATAGTGCATCCACTGTGCCGCACGCGCGATAGGTTGTCTCGCGCGATTGAACATAGTGATTTTTATTTTCGTGCGCATGAGCTGAGATATTTCTGCCGGTCGCGACAGATGGCGGCTCTGTGACCCACGCCACCGGCCACAACACCCCATGAAAAAACCAATCCTTTGCTTGGACTTCGATGGCGTTATCCATAGCTACACGAGCGGATGGAAGGGCGCGCGAAACATTCCAGATGACCCGATGCCCGGCGCGCTCGACTTCATCAGCGGCGCCATGGAGGCTGGCTGGGATGTGGTCATCCATAGCTCCCGCGCTCGGCACTGGGGAGGCATCAGTGCGATGCGCTCATGGCTTCGCAAGCACGCAGGAAACCAGTGGGACACGATGGGACCAAGCTTCTGCGACGTGAAGTTCGCGCGCTGGAAGCCGCCGGCCGTACTGACTATCGATGATCGCGCCATGCGTTTCAGCGGCGTGTGGCCATCGATAGCCGCGATCAAGATGTTCCGACCGTACAAGCACGATATGCGATTGGGAACGCTTACCGGTGGGGATGTGCCATGAAAATCGAATGGCATGACGGTGGACGTGAGCCGCAGTGCGCTCCTGATCCAGCATACCCAACCGGCAAAGATATTCGACTCGTTGAAGGCATCGAACCTAAATGTATCGCGCAGCTTCCGTATCCAGCCAAGCGCTGCGGTTTCTATCACGTCAAGTGCGAACGATGCGGGACGAGTATCGCTATCACGACAGCAGGCAGACCTGACGATCCACGGTCAGTGGAAATCTACTGCCAGCGAGCATTGCAGTGATCGCCCTCGACGCCGGCCAGGTGCATCAGCGGAATTTTAGCTGCTGTCAGGTGGAGAGCGTGGCGTAATGCCTATCAAGCCAGAAAACCAGAAGCGTTATCCGAAGGACTGGCCGGCGATTCGCTCGCGGATTCAGGATCGCGCCGGCAACAAGTGCGAGAACTGTGACGTACGAAACTATGCCTTGGGCGGTCGCAGAAAGGGTGACGGATTATGGATGCCAGCCTTGCCACTCGGCGAAAAGATGCTGCATCTCGAATGGCCCAAGCCGGGAACTTGGTGGTGGTGCGGGACAGATGATCTGTCGTTAAAGTTGAGGATCATCCGCATTGTCTGCACGACTGCGCATCTGGATCACACGCCGGAGAATTGCAGCGACGACAACCTTCGATTCTGGTGCCAACGCTGCCATTTGCGCTACGACCACGAACACCATCAGCGAAACGCGCGCGAAACGCGACGTGCGGGCAAGGCGATCGACATGTTCTCATCCGAGGACGCCGCATGAGCTGCGGCACCTGCAAGCACGCTGGTCCATTGGCGACGTTTACGCGCACGTTGCGACTCAAGGTTCGCGGCGAAGCTTATGCCTGGCTACGGGCGGCTGCGGTTGAGGTGAATCAAGTATTCAACTACTGCAACGAAACGAGCCTGCTTGCCATCACACGCACGGACACGAGACGCAAGTGGATGAGCGGCTTCGATCTGTGCGCACTGACCGCTGGCGCGGCTGAACACTTCGAGAGGATCGGCGCGGATACGATCCAGTCGGTTTGCAATCACTACGCACAGAAACTAGTCGCAGCAAAGAAGCGAAAGCTACGCTGGCGCGTCAGTTGTGGTGCGCGCAAGTCGCTCGGGTGGATCCCATTAAAAGCCGCAAGTCTTAAGCATCGCGGCAAGGCCCTGCGTTTCTGCGGAAAGATCTTCCGCGTGTTCGAGATTGATCAACTCACACATGTGAAGTGGCAAGGAGGCTGCTTCGCCGAGGATAGCTGCGGCGATTGGTGGCTCTGCCTGCCGGTTGAATATCAGACTGAACTGTCTGTGGCGCCGCAGGAGGCCGTAGGAATCGACCTCGGACTCAAAGCCATCGCGACCACCAGCGACGGCGACACGCTTGATGCAGGCCGCTGGACGCAGCGTCACGCGGATCGTCTTGCGATGGCGCAGCGCCGAGGCCACAAGAAGCAGGCGAAGCGGATACATCGCAAGATTTCTCGGCAGCGAAAAGACGCGCTGCATAAGTTCTCACGGAAGATTGTTGATCAGTATCAGACGATAGTCGTTGGCGATGTGAGTAGCGCTTGCCTGAAGAAAACGAAGATGGCCAAGTCCGTCTCGGATTCCGGCTGGTACGCGCTCAAAACGCAGCTGCAGTACAAGGGCCAGCAGGCCGGCAGAAGCGTATCGATTGTCAACGAGCGAAACACAACGCGAACATGCAGCAGCTGCGGGATCTTAACCGGTCCCATGGGTCTGGACATGATCGTTGTAAGAGAATGGACTTGCAGTGAGTGCGGTGACACTCACTCGCGCGACGTCAACGCCGCAAAGAACATTCTCGCGCTCAGGTGTCGAGCGTCCGTCAGCGGGAACGAGTCCTTACCACGGAGTGTGGCGGCATGAGCATCTGGCTCTGGCATCGCGAGATCTGCTTTGACTGCGGGAGGCGGCAGTGAGCGTCTGCGAAGACATCATCATGACCGTGCGTCAATTACGAACGGTGCCACGCGTCGATATGGAGCGGCTCAGTTACTCGCTAACCGATGTTGAGTGGCTGGAGTTCGCGAAAGAACTCAATGCCGTGAGCTACATCCCGAAGGCGCATTACGATCTCTGGGAAAAACGCCCGGTTTTGTTCTATGGGATCACGGTGCGGTTGAAAGATAGCGGAGATAAAGCCGCAAATCATTTCCCGCTGCGAATCGAGGTGCAGGGTCGATGAGCCAGCCATCCCCCGAATCCCTATCCACCGTGACCCCCACGCGCCTCGACCTCGCCCGCGAGCAGCTGCGAGACCCGAGCCTGACGCCGGGGGAGCACCGGGCGGCGTGGTCGATTGTGACTGCGAGTGCGGTGAGGGATGAGGGCGGCTTTCCTGATGGAGACAGCAATGGGTGATCGATCACAGGGTCTCTACGAAAAGTTCGTCGTCACGCGCACCGACGGACACAGCGAGCCAGGAGGAAAGCATCACGAGTGCGAATATTTTGTGCTGGATTGTAACCACGATCCGCACGCGAGGGCTGCCCTCAAGGCGTACGCAAACTCGTGCCGGCCAGATTATCCGGAATTGGCACGCGATCTTGATTACATGGTGTCGTTCTGCGACTTCGGGAAACCAGCTGGGGAGCCATGAAAATTCACTCCGCAGAGCGCGTCGATGTGGGCGCTGATTCTGGGAGCGAGGAATGAACAACCTTGCTCGACTGATCGCAGAGGCTTCGGTACTCGCCGGCGGCCAGCATCCCTGCTCGATCCTTGGTCATCAATGGAAAAGCATCGGCGGCCGGCAATGCCCGTACGCGAGCGACATGGCGGCGCCGAACTGCTCCCAGGCCGTCTACGAATGCCCAGCATGCGACGCCATCGACTATGGCGAGCCGGGTGGGCCTGGTCATCGCGATTGCGTGCTGGACGGCCCTTGCAGCTTCGCATGCGAGCAGGCGCGCGAATTACGGTCGCTCGATGTGGGCGCTGTTGAGGGGGAGTTGTGAAGCCAATCGTTATTAGCGCAGCCAAGCACATCGCCGAAACCTATGGCTACGACCAAGTCATCATCATCGCGCGCAAGGTAGGCGAGGGCGCCGAACCTCACGGCGAGCATTGCACGACGTACGGCGTTGACAAAGCAAACTGCGACGTCGCGGCACGCATTGGTAATTTCCTGAAATACAAAGTGATGGGGTGGAGTGAGTCATGACCTCTCTCGCCCGCCCGTCAAAGCCTGCATTCGGCTCTCCCTGCAACGGCTGCGGTATCTGCTGCCAGCTTGAGCGCTGTCACTTCAGCGTCGAGATCTTCGGCGCAGGCCCTGGCCCTGGCCCATGCCCAGCACTGGAAGATGGCGACGGCCGAACCTGGTGTGGGGTACTTAGGAATCCTGAGAAGTATTTCGGCGCCGGCGCATTCGAGAAAACTGACGTACCGATTGGGCAGTTCCAGGTCAATTTCGCCTCTGTCTTAGCGATCGGCGCCGGCTGCGATTCGAGCGATGAAGCGGTTGCCTACTTTGCGAAGGGCATCGCATGACCTCCCTCGACCCCAAGGGCCGCTGCTGTGGCCGCAAGCCCATCTACTACAAAGGTGGCAGCTGGCGAAGCCCTGTGCAGGCGCCTATGCATTTCTGCTGCGAGTGTAATCGCGAGTACGGGCCGGATGGGAAACAGCGGGGTAATTGGGCGTGGGTGGAGGTGTCGACGGGTGAATTCGAGCGCGTGGGCAATCAATCGATACGGGAGATGTTGCGATGAATGCCAACGTCGAATCGCAAGCCGAGATCGATCTCGAATATCAAATCAACGTCCAGGCCCTTCGCCTAGCCACGCTTACGACCGTAGAGGGGCGCAGAGAAGCGAATGAGGAATTGTGCCGGCTGGTGAAGCTGCGCAGTCCGGAGCGGGTAGCTGAAATGGAAGCGGCCAAGGGGCTGCGCTAATGGATGGCGTCGAGCGAGTAAACGACGAGCCGCGGGCCCTGGATTTCATTCAGAGACGATGGGATTTTCAATCTCGATGGAACACTGAAAATGATACCCCAGCGCGGTGGCGACTTATTCGCGAGGCTTACGAATGGATGTTGCCAGAGATTGAGAAGGCCGGCCGGCGAGGACGTGGGATCTCGCCATACATCTTCGATTGGGACTTCACGCCAATCGAGCGATACGCATGGCAGGACATCCGGCCCTTGGCTCTGCCGCTCTATCCTCAGTTTCCGGTTGACCGCTACTTTATTGACTTCGCCGACCCGGTCAAAAAGATTGGAGTGGAACTCGACGGCAAGGCTTTCCATGACGAGAAGGTAGACCGCATCCGTGATGCGCGGCTCTGGGATCTAGGATGGCGGATATTCCGCATTCCAGGCTTTAAATCGCTGCCCTCTGGGGCGCCGATATTTGACCAGTACGACTGGCGACAAGAACTCAAGTGCGACGAGGACCTCTTCCTGTCGCGCCTAAGCGAGTGGGCATCGAGATGGTCCGAGGGCATCTTCTGGGCCATCAAGTTCGTCTACTACACGTCACCGACTGATCAGCAGCATCAATTTTCTAGCGCCGCCTATCGATCTCTTTCGGTTAATCGATACGCGCAATTTCCCATTGATCCACCAGACGTTGAGTACGACGAGGAACTCATCTGATGGCCAGAATCCGCACCATCAAGCCGGAGCTGGCCAGACACGAGCCTCTTTTTCAAGCCGAGCGTGAGACAGGATTGCCGATTCGCTTTGCTTGGGCCCTGCTGCCGACCGTTTGCGACCGCGAAGGCCGTTTCAAATGGCGCCCGCGCGACCTCAAGCTCGACATCCTACCTTACGACGATTGTGACTTTTCACACGTGCTCGACGCGTGGCTCACGCGTGGCCAAGTCGTGAAATACCGTGTCGGACGCGAGTGGTACGGGTGCATTCTGACCTTTCAGAAGCACCAGAGCATCAACAACAAGGAGCCGAACTCTACACTGCCGGGAATAGATGAATCCGAAGAGACCGAAGACTATACAAATCAGGCGCATAGCGACCCGCCGCCCACGCGTGAAGAACGCGTCGACGACGCGTCAGGGACGCGTGATGAACGTGAGAGCCACGCCACTTCTCTGGAAGGGAAGGGAAGGGAAGGGAAGGGGAAGCACGCGAACGAGTCGCGTGTATTGATCTTGCATGACTCACTTCCGAAAGCGGAGTGGGACGAGTGGATGCAGAAACGGAAGAGCAAGCGCTGGCCATGCGATGCCTTGACCCTTGGGAAGCAACTCCAAATCCTCGCCGAGCACGACACCGAGACGCAGCGCGGCATGTTGAACAATTCGATTCAGTCCACGTGGCAGGGCGTCTTCCCGCCGAAGCATGTCAACGGCAAGGTACCAGCGGATCCGCCGCGGACGCGAGAGTTCCCGTCATGAGCGCCGAATCCGAACGCGTGTTGCTGGGCTGCCTGCTACGCGACAACGCGCAGGCGAAGTTGATCGACGTGACGACTGGGGATTTCTCCGTCACGGCATACGGTCAAGTTTTCGAGGCGGCGCGGCGGATGATCAACGGCGGCAAAGTCACGGATGCTTTGACCGTTGCCGAACTGCTCGAGACTGAGACTGGGCGGCGGGATTGGCTACCGCTGCTGGTGGCCATGCAGCGCGAGTGCCTGGCGCCGGCTAACGCTCCAGCGTACGCCGAAGCGATACGGCGGGCGTCGATTACCAGGCAGGCTGTAGCGATCGGAAATTCGCTGGTCCAGGGCGGGGAGATCGACGAGGCAATCAAGCGGCTCCTGGCGCTGAACTCGACGCAGCGCGACCACACGTGTCACCAGCTTGAGGCGATGCAGGAAGCGGTGGACGCGATCATGAACGCCTCCGAGGGCCAGCTATCCGGCGTGCGGACCGGGATGCGTGATCTCGACGAGGCAATTGGTGGTCTGCATGACGAAGATCTGATCGTCGTTGCGGCTCGCCCGGCGATGGGCAAGACGGCCTTCATGCTGAACTTGGGCCTCGCCGCCGACGTCCCGGTGGGGGTGTTCTCAGGCGAGCAGGGAAGGCAGCAAGTCGGTATGCGTCTGTTGTCGATGGCAGGGCAGATCAGCTTGCACAAGATGCGCACGGGCACGATGAACGACGCCGACTGGCCACGTATCACGGCGACGATGAACAAGGCCAAGGATCGCCCGGTGTGGATCTACGACAAACCGGCGCCGACCATCGATGACATCGTCCGCCAAGCCCGTGCATGGAAGTTCGATCAGAACGTCGGCGTGATCATGATCGACTACCTGCAAAAGCTGCGCGGCGGCAATGGCGAAAACTTCCGTTTGCAGGTTGGTGATATTACGACACAGCTGAAAGATCTTGCCAGAGAACTCAAGGTGCCGGTCGTGTTGCTGGCCCAGGTCAAGCGTGAAGTGGAATCGCGGCCGATGGGGTCGGACGGATTAGGTCGCATGCCGTACATGGGAGACATCGCCGAGACAGGCATCGTCGAGCAGGAAGCGGATCAGGTCATCACACTGTACCGCCCGGAAGTCTACGACGATTCGCCGCAGTACAACGGTATTGCCTACGTAAACATCTGCAAAAACCGCCACGGCCCGACCGGTTACAAGAAGCTGTCATGGCGCGGTGAATATCTCCAGTTCGGCGATCTCGCGCGGACTGAGGCGCCATATCAGGATCGGTGGAGCGCAGCATCATGACCGGTCGCTTCATCTACGACCCCAAGACAATGGCCTTCCGCATCGAAGGCTACTTCCTTGCGCTCGGTCTTGAGATCGAAGTCGAGGAAGACGACCTGATTCCCGAAGAGTGGCGCAATCACATCAGGGACATCATGCGATGAACTTCATCCACCGTCCTAACACCAACCTAGAAATCTGCGGCGAATACCGCATCGAGACGACGATGGGAACGAAGGCTTGGCACAACGCCTATCACGACCCATCGAAGCTTCACGCAAAGCAAACCGGTATCTGTGTCGGTGGCGATTTCGATAAGGCGAAGGTTGTGCAGGCTTGCGCGGATCACAGCGAGCGGATGAAGCGGGAGGCGGCGTGAGCGACATCCAATCCGCAGGCGAGGCACTGTTGCCATGAGTAGGTTTTTCGTACTGGTAAGGCGTCCACCACCAAAGGATTACCTGAAGCCAGATCACAGGTCCTATGGCCCTTTTGAGCACGAACTCGATGCGTTGAGTTTCTCGAATCGCGCAACGGCGATGTACCCAGATGCCATCACCATTGTCGAGCCGCTACGGACGCCGGAGAGCTTGTCATGACGCGCATGACTCAAGCCGAAGCGGATAGGCACAAAGCCCGCGTGCATCCCATCCCTCACTCCAAATCCCAGCAGAAGCGCTTCGCGATGCAGGGCGGTGAGGTTAGATCGGCTCGCCGCGATTCGCCCGGGCTGCCAGGGCGTACACGCTCCAAATACTCCGCGGTCCGAACGCAGGTCGATGGGATTTGGTTTGATTCGAAATCGGAGGCAGCACATTACCGCCGCTTGCAACTACTCGCAGCGGCTGGGCAGATCTCCGACCTTCGCTGTCACCAGCGATGGCCGCTCGTGGTGAACGGAATTGAGTGCGCACAGTACGAATCTGACTTTGATCATCTTGACGCTAATGGTACGCGGGTCATCGTCGATGTGAAAGGCAAGCCGACCGAGGCGTACCAGCTCAAGAAGAAGCTCTTCGAAGCCCTCTATCCGGTGAAGATTCTAGAAGTCCGCAAGGCTCCCAGAGGTTCCAAATGAGCCGCATCCGCGCCCTCGTCCGTGGCGAGATGCTGAGCCTCAAGCAGTGCGCCGAGATCGCCGGCATCACCTACGACGGCGCATTCCAGCGCTGGGCAGACGGCCTGAGAGGCGATGACCTGATAGCCAAGCCCAGGGCCGAGGGTGAGGGCGATGCGCGTCGTACGCGGGTCAAGGGTGAGCGTCGCGAGCGCGAGCGGGTGAAGCGGGCGAGGTTGTTGGTGGAAATCAGTCGATTGTTGGAGGTGAGCCATGGGTAGCGGAACAGATGCGGCGCGAGCGGCAGGTAGCGGTCTACATGCCGATGTGCTCGACGACTTCAAAGACCAGCTGCTCATTGTGTTGCTCAATCGACTCGCGAAAGACGGGAAGGTAGCTATCCCGGTAACTGAAGTCGACGCGACGGGTGGATTCATTGTTGACTTCAGCGTGAACGATGGCGTGTTCAACTTCGTTGTGAGGAAAAAGCAATGACCAGACAGCTAGTTGATGGCCGTCCCGTTCCAGACGACGACAGTCATAAAGAACTGAAGCCGAATGGCCAGCAACGCGATTACGTTGTGCTGAGCCCTGACGAACTGCGAAAGGGATACATCAAGCCTTGGCGCAACAGCTACAAACATAGCTGCGGCGTCGTGACGAGGATGTCAGACGCTATCGCCAGTACTTACGCTCGCGAGCCGTGGTTCTATAGCGGTACGTTCTGCGTCGGCTGCCACGCACATTTCCCGCTCAACGAATTCACCTGGGAGCCGGACGGCGAATCGATGGAGCCGAAGAACTGGCCGCAGTCTGAGTTGGATCGCATCGCGAAAGTGCGCGCGGAGAAGCGAGTATGAACCTCCCCCGCCGCTCGACCGACCTCGACCCTCGCCGTCACGCTGCCGACGTGGGGAGGCTGATTATCCTGTGCGCGCTGCTTTGGCTTTGGTGGGTGACGTGAACTACGGCTCCGCCGAGCTGAAGGAATTCCTTGGCGAGACGTCGATTGGCGGCATCCCAGCTGAGTTCCTCACGACGGACCGCATCATGCAGCGATGGGCCCAAGCTAACGGTAGCGGGCTACCGACAGATCGCTGGGACGACTCGCGCCAGTCCCGTCCCGATCCGCTGGACGATCACTCGGCGCTGATCATGGATCGCATCGTGTTGACGTGTCCGCCGACAACCAGGCGAATCGTAGAAGCGTGGTACCGCACGCCGCTGCCGACCCGGACAATCGCGAAGCAGTTGGGTATGTCGAAGCGGGCGCTGGAGAAGGCTCACTTGCTCTCGCTGAACTTCCTGAAATGGAAGATCGAGTGCAGCAATCACCTCACCCTCTTGAAACTGCTGAAAATTCGTGCCTAAATTGGCGCAGACTCGTAATACGTATCCCGACACATCGCCATGAATCCCGAGACAACAACCTTCGCCGGTCAAGCTTTGACGGTGAAGCTGCGCATTCGTAACGCGCCGAACGGGGTTCAAGTCCGCCGGACCGGCACCATCTCATCATCGACCTTCCGTTAACACGGAGGGCGCCGCTGTAGTGGACGGCAACCGGCTTCGAATACCGGGGTGCTCGAAAGGGTAGGGGTTCGAACCCTCCGCCCTCCGCCAATTTAATTTGGGCTTGTGCGACGGGTCGCGCGCCTCTCCTGCAAAGAGGCTCTGCCAGTTCAACTCTGGACAGGTCCACCAATTTCCTCGTGCCCGACCAGAACTCGCGCACTTAGCCCCGCAAGCCGGGGCTTTCTTTAGCTCTCCCGCGCCGTCCATCCCTGACCTCCATGTCTATCCTCAAGGGCGTGTTGCGGGAGGGCTGATCTATCTCGCCGCGCAATCCCCAACGCTGCCCTGATTGATCCACAGCGGCCGGGACTCGCACGGCCAGCGCCCGAGGGCAGCCAATCCGACGGCAGTGAGGGCAAGGACGAGCAGCAGGACGGGGAGTGATTTTCTGAGGCTCATTTCGGTACTCCTGTCTTTGCAAGTTTGGCGGCATATTTCTTGAGCCGCTCCCAATTCTCTGGGTGAATCCAGACCTGGAATGGCCTGAGCCCCGCCAGGCGCTGACGGGCGCGCCAGGCTGCAACCGCTGCGTTGCCCTTAGCTGGCGTAGCCATCAGGCGAACTGCAGATCCCAGGCCGATGCCGACCACATCGGCTCAATCGCGGCCTCGGCTTTTTCGAGGGTGGCGAATCGATACTGCGAGGCATCCTCTCCGGAATCGGTGGCGACGAAATAGCCGTCCCGATCCTTTGCGATGCTAAGCAGCACGCGCGCCTCAATTGTTTCGTCGTTGTGTTTGATGCTGGCGACGTCGGCTTTCACGATTTCCATCTTCTATCTCCTGTGACCGTGGAAGTATTAGAGCACGCCATTACATGTAATGCAAGCTTTATTTGAGGCTCCATGAAACTACTCGTCGCCCTGACATTGCTGCTATGCGCAAGCGCGCAGGCCGAAACGCTCGCGATTATCTGCACTGCTGGGACGACGCCGCAGAACTGCTCGGCGTGGAAGTACGATGTGCCGGTAGCGACGGACAAGGTGCGGGTGGGATCGAGCTGGGCAGACTTTGCGCTCAAAGCCTTTTCGGCCGTCGCTCCCGCCGAGACGGTTGATGCATGCGTGTCGCCCGGTGTTCCACGTGACACCTCCACGAAGCCAATTGATCCCTGCAAAGACTGGGCAGTGGTGCGCGCGGATAGCTTCGCCACCACTCCAAGCCTGCCTTTGTCTTGGGATCAGTCGCTATCTCGGATGGACGGCACGTCGATGACGAATCTGTCCGGCTTTCGCATCGTCTATGGCACGAGCGCCGCCGCCTTGACCCAGATTGTGCAGATTCCAGATCCGGCGGCCCGAAGCTACACGCTGTCAAATCTCGCCTTCAGCACGAACTATTTCCTGGCCGTGAAAGCCTACGACTCGGACGGCATCGAATCCGACAAGTCGAACACGATCCAGCGCACGACCATCGCCAAGCCAGCCGGACCGAAGGCCAAGCCGGTCCCGCCGATCGCGAAATGATGCCGTGGCGTGAGGCTGAGCAGTCCTTTGCGCGGGAGTACTGGGCGCAGCTTCTGCGGCGCGCCGGCAACATGAAGAAAGCTGCTGCGCTGGCAGGCGAAAGCCATATGAACGCAGCGCGAATCTGTCGCAACCTTGGCTTGCGCAGCCCAACCGCTCGCGGACCGGTGCCT